ATTATTCATGGAAATCTAAGCAGTAAATAGCGCCTTTGGTTGGTAGGCTTATAACTACTTCACAATCGATAGCACCACGCGATTCACCATTTGCACAATGAGACGGTCTAGCGGTCCGCTTATTACCACGGTAATAGGCAGCCAAAAAGAAGGGTCTATGTGGTACTACACCGTTTGCCAGGACTACGGCATGACCTGGGCAGCGACCAGCTGCAAACGTGTAACAAAGCTTGCTGTAGAAACTCAGCAAGCCCAAGTGGTTGCAAGATTGGACCAAATAAAAAACGAAGTGGCAGCTTTTTATGAACAAACTAGGGAAAACACCTAGTAAATAATTGATAAGCTAGCTTTACAATGCATTCATGCCCCAGCAATTTTGCATAGGGTCTTTTAAAAGGAAATTTAAATGAAAGCTGTTAGATTTAATAACCTTCGCATCGTTGAACAATCATTTGATGCGTTGCGTACTGAATACGTTGTAGCAAGTGACACCGATACATGGTCCGTTACTTTGACTGATAACAAATGGGGCGTTACACACCAAGGTCGCGCATATCGCCCAGTTACCTTAACCCCACAAGGCAAAATAATTTTAACTTTTGTTCAAAAGGGATTGATGGTATGACCTACGCACTAGAACACACCGACCTGGACCGCTTTACTTGCGAATATGACGTAATCGAAGTGGACTGTTTTTTTGAACCTTACAGCTCCAATTTGCTGTTCGCTTATGTTGGCGGTCAATTAGTTACGGAGATGCTGCGCGACAGCGTTATCCAGGACTTCGAACGCCAATATGAAATCGCTTGTCGGGCGGAAGCTGAAGAACAAAAACTCAGCGCTGCCCTTGATCGTTACTACCAAAAAACTGGAGTCATTTTATGAAACTCGATAACTACACCCAAAACGCCATTGAAGGCCCTTACACACCAACACGCCCGACCAGGGCGGACCTGGTAATTCTGTGGTTAAGCGGCTTTGTCGCTGGCCTGATCTTCGCCCTTTTTATAACTGGAAACTGAAATGAAAATGATCACATACACATTACTCTGCATGGCTTCAATCATCACGTTTGGCTGCTCCAACGCACCCAAAACACCAGCGCCCGCGATAACAGAATTTACCGCCCCCAACCAGGAATTAATTGTTGACGCAAAAATTCAAATGATGGGACGCAATGAAGTAATCGATGCGGTTAAACAATGCGAAACCAATGGCTTGCGCGCCATTCCAATCTACGCCAAACGCAAGGTTAGCGGCTATTCGGTTGAAACCATAGTCGAAGTTACTTGCGGTCCTAAATATCCATACTAAGGAAACATCATGCAAATCGAATTATCAATTGACGAAGTCAAAGATGCCGTGGCCCTGATCTTGTCGGTTAAATACAACCTGGACGTTAAGAAGTGCAACTTCACATACGACCTGGTTAACTTTGACAGCAGCTTGTTTGGCCTTACTTGTGAAGTGTTTGAAAAGGAAACTAAATGAAAAATATTGCCACCGCCTTGGTCAAAGCACAAAAGGCCTTTGGACCAGCTTTAAAGACCGCTACGAACCCGCATTTCCGCAGCCGCTACGCTGACCTTTCCGCTTGCGTTGAAGCGGTTATGGACGCATTAAACAACAATGGCATTTACTTGCTGCAGAAAAATTACGACTGCACCGATGGCGTAATGGTTGAAACCGTGTTCGTCCACGAATCTGGCGAAATGCTGGAAACTGGCATTGTCCACTTCCCCGCGGTTAAACACGATCCCCAGGGCTACGCTAGCGCTTTGACCTATGCCCGCCGTTATAGCCTTATGGCTGCCTGTGGCATCGCCCCAGAAGATGACGATGGCAACGCTGCATCCAAGAAGCCAGCCAGCAAAGCAAACGACAAAGTTATGGCGGACCACCTGGCTGCCATCGATGCCACCAGCAACAGCGAAGAGTTAACCGAAGCATTCCAGGCAGCATTTGAAGCTTGCAATGGCGACCAGGCCTGGCAAGCCAAAGTTATGGCAGCCAAAAAATCCCGTGTAGAACGTGCAAAAAAGGAAAAAAATGTCTGATATTGAACAACGTACCGAAGAATGGTTTGCTGCCCGCCTGGGCAAAGTGACCGCATCTCGCGTGGCGGATGTAATCGCCAAAACCAAAACTGGTTATGCAGCCACCCGCGACACCTACATCGCGCAGCTGGTGCTAGAACGTATCACCAAGACCAAGGCCGAAGGGTTTACCAGCTCTGCCATGCAGTGGGGCGTAGACCAAGAACCCTACGCCCGCGGGTTTTTTGAAGCCACCACGGGGCAGATGGTTCAAGAAGTGGGGTTCATACCCCATCCATTAATTGACATGGCTGGCGCGTCCCCTGATGGCCTTCTGGACGATGGCGAGGGCATGATCGAGATCAAGTGCCCAGAATCCAAGGGAATGATCGAAGCCCTACTAACCCAGAAAGTCCCGCAGCGCTACATAACGCAGATGCAATTTCAAATGGCCTGTGCGGACCGTAAATATTGCCAGTATGTGGTTTTCGATCCCCGAATGCCGCCCAAGGCGCAATTGTTTGTCAAACGGGTAGACCGTGACGACAAATACATCGCAGAGATCGAAGCGGAGATTGTGAAATTTCTAGCCGAAGTCGATGCCCAGGTCCAACAACTTAACAAAATTATTGATTCAAAATGAAAAAAACCTACGATTTAAAATTTCCCGCCCGCACTTACAAAACCACCAATGGTGTAGAAAAAACCTTTTGGGCAGCACACGGAACATTGCGTGTCGAATGTCCAGATGGAATTGATTTAACAAAATTTCAGTTCACCGTCAAAATGGATTCGTTGCCTATTTCAAAAGACTATGACGGTTGGTTTCAATGCTACGAAAAGAAACCATTCGAAGAACGCCAGGGCGAATCTAGACCTGGCGAATACGAAGATATTAAATTCTAGGAACTGCCATGCTTGATCATCCAAGGGTTAGAAATAGCGATCCGATGACAAGCTGGGCCGCGGCTGGTTCTGCAAAGGACCTAGCCAAAGCTCATGCATCCAAGATCGTGCAATGTCTTATAGAACATGGCAGCCTGGGCAAAGATGGTATTGCCCACCATACTGGCCTGGAGTCCATGCAAGTCGCCAGGCGGCTGCATGAGCTGGAACGGGAAGGGGAAATCTGCTTGACGGGGAATGTGGTTAAGTCAAAATCTAATCGCCTGGAACGTGAATGGCAGATTGCACCGCAGCAAAGGACCTTGTTATGACATCCGAATTTAATTCTGTAGAAATGGAATCAAGCATTAAACAAGAATATGTGCGTGACATGAATAAAAAATTTACGCAAAATTACTTGCATTTAATGGAAGAATTAGCAATTGCCAGAATGCTAATCCGTGAACTAGGAGATCGGTTAGCTAAATTGGAGAATGCAAAATGATGCAAAGCATACTAACCATTATTGTGTTGCTAATGGTCGGCGTTTGTATTGGAGTCGGCATAATCATTGCCGTACTCTGGTTTAGCGTGGAAAAAGATTAATGTTTTTCGTATTCTTCTTTAGACAATAGGCCAATCTTATATTTGCCTTCTGGTTTGAAGATTGTCAGCTTTTGCCCGCGCATCTCAGGCGCAAAGCTTAGATGCGTCCAGGTCGAGTATTCGTGTATAAGCTGGTCAAACTGAATGCCAGCTGCTTCGATGGCCTGGCAGACCGCCAAAGGATTGCCAAAGTCTTTACATACAAAATCTACCGCCCACCCGTCCATGTGGCTGGAAACTTTGCTGCCACCGACCGCGACATTGACTTCTGGCAGCCGCAGCCAGGAATTAACGTGGATGGACTTACCCAATAGAGCGCGGACCTTTTCCATGCCTTCTGCAGCCTTTTTCATGTTTTCTAGCTGCTGCTCGTTTGGTTGGTTATTGATCCCCAGGCGCGTGGCGGTTTCGGATGCAGTGGCTTCTTCCAGGCTAAAGTGTTCGGATAAGTTCATTTTGCGCCTTTCATCAATTCTTCTGTTTTAGCTTTGCTGCCAGCTGAACTACCCCTATGGAAGTTCACCACCGTGCCCGTCAAAGTCCACAATGATCCTAACGCCGTAAACGCCATCGACTTATTTTGTTCTGGTACGCCAACAATAAACACCACAAACGTCATTGTTAAAGCGCCAGCAATAATCGCCACATCAATTACATAAGCAATATTTTTTGCTAACCATGATGCCGCTGCCGAATTTTGAATGTCGGCATTCATTTTTCTAGCGTCAGCAGTATTGGCAGCATCCAGTTTTGCCATCTCCAGCTCTAGCTCTGCAATTTTTTGAGCTGCAGCTGGATCACCCGCAATAGCTTTTGCGACAGCATCCACGGAATCAGAAACGCCAAACTTATTAGCCAAAGCGGTAACAGCAGCGCCACCCAAAGGACCAGCGACAGCAGTTGCCAGCGTGGGTGCGATACCCTTGAGAATATTGAATAAGTCATTCATTACGTTGCCTTTCGAGTAATATTAATTGTCGGTTGATCTGCTTTTCTTTTTTCTCGATTCTGATTTCCGCTTTCTGTATCTTGATCCACATCATTATCAGCACGGGCGAAATGATTAGCACGATGGTTAACATGATGCAAACCAGGATCAAAACCCCTCTGTAAATGAATTTATCCATAGGGCATAAAGCCAAGAAACAATGATTAGCACCACGGACACGCCAATGACTAATTCCACTTTTTCTTGCCTAAACCTTTCGCGTTGATAAGCTTCTTTTTGCCTTCTGATTCTAATTTGTTCTTTCCGCTTCTGCTGTTCCGCCTGGACCTTGGAATATATGTTGTTGTAGTTGTCCCAAAGCGGTCCTAGCTGGTACGGCACACTAGCCCCGCGCATCATGCCAGACAGCCTGACATAAGCCTGGTCCAGCTCGTTTTTGTAAACGCTCAGCTCTAATATGTCTTCTGGATCAGGATCAACGCTGCGGAAAACTTCTTCGTATTTAATCTCCACATATTCGGTCAGTTCCTTGTGGTGACGGAAAAATGCCCCCAGGTGCGCTATAAATTGCTGGACAATTTCGGTTTCGTTGGGAATGTGGGTTGTGTAGGTTTCCTTCTTTTTGACCAAAGGCTGGGCTTCTGGTTGTGGCTCGGCTGGGCTAAAGAGTCCCTTAAAGAATCCCCAAATACCCCTGGCTTCGTTGGTAATTGTCTTAATGTCATCCGTGGCCTTTTTTACCTTTTGAACGGCTACCTTACCCTGGTTCAACGCATCGCAACAATACATGATCCCGTCATAGGCCAGCTGCATGGCCTTAAACGCCGCCCCGATGGTTAGCGGATCGAACACATCCTATAGACCAAAAAACTTCTGGATAAACGTGGCAGCTACGCCTGGGCCTAGCAGCACACAAAGCATTACGCCATAAAGAAGATATTCAATTTTGGTCATGCGCTTTTCGCCAACGGACAATGATTGCTCAATGTTTTTATAACGTTCGGCACACAATTGTTCGTGTGTTAACAATTTAGCTTCTGTTTCGCTGATCATTTTCATATTAAGTCTAGGACTTCATAATGTAGGCTAGGGCGTAATAAGGATTTAACACGCTAAATGATGTGCCAGAACCAGTAGATGCGTTTGTAGTTGCGACAGTAATGCCAGTTGTAACAGTTGTAGTATTTACATTGTTGCCAGTAGGATTGCTATTTGCACCGTTACGACCAGAGCCGCTTTGTGCCTGTCCAGCATCGATGCCAACCGCGTGGAAGTGACCAGCGTCTGTGACAACGGAAGTTGCAGTATGCGTGTGGGCTGGTAAGTTATTAATCACTAGCGTTGCAGTAGTAGCTCCACCCGTGGCAGCAACCGCATAAGTCGATCCAGCACCGACAATAAAACGGTCGCGCAAATCAGGTGTTCCGTTTGTGCCATCGCACAAATACCAGCCAGTAGGTACGCTGCCAATTGATCCATACCAAAGGGAAATAACTCCCGTGGGAATAGTTGTTCCCGTGCTTGTAACAGTTACACCAATAATTCCATAAAGGTTATCGTAAGTGCCCAGGGTGACAGCTGCGGAAGTCTTTAAAACAAACTTGTAGTTATAGCCATAGGTTAACCAAACTTCGTTTGCTAGGCGACCGCTGGAATCCAAAACAATAGGGTTAGCGTTAGCAGTTGTGCCGTTTACATCGGTGTAAGTCGCCAACGGGGTGCTAGACCCAGCCTGGTAGGTATAGATCAAGCCGCCACTTAGTGGAATGCCGTTGTTATCAAAAAATTGTTGGCTATTGCCTACTGGCGAAAGATTGACTGCCATGTTTGATCCTTATTGGTTTTGACGTTCGTATTCAAGATTTCTTTGGCGGATAGCTTGGTCTGCAGCTGCAGCGCCAGCCAATCCAGGCCGCTGGATCATATTACGAACGGGCGTTGTTGCTGGCGCTACAGCTGGGTTTACCGCTTGTTGGATTAGATCGCTGGCGCGTGATTTTTGATTAATGTCTTGCAGCGCTTTAGCTCCCCAGGCCACACCTGGAAATTTAATGGATGCCACATTGGTCAATAACTCATTTACCATGCCCGATTTGACCGTGCCTTGTATTAGGTTGGCTGCAGCCGATGCGGTGTTAGATCGGTTTACCGCAGCGGACACGGGTTCAACCAGGGCGTTTTCCGCAACTTTGTTTAATTGTCTTAAACCCGTTATTTGTT